CTAAATCAGAGAAAAGTTTTAGAGGAAAAAGCTATATTGCTAAAGGTGACTCTAATCCGGTTAAAGGAACTGGTGCTGCAAGAAAACAAAAAGACGTAACCTGGTATTAGTATGTGGTTAGGTGCTATTAAATTAGCGTTAAACGCAGGAACGCACATTTACAAAAAAAAGAAAGAGACTCAGATGTTAATGGCTGATGCTCAAGCACAACATGCGTCTAAGATGGCCCGTGGAGAATTAGAATTTAGTGGCAAGTTGTTAGAAGCCCGTCAAAACGATTACAAAGACGAGGTAGTTTTGGCGATTTTAACTTTGCCGATAATTGTGCTCGCATATGGGGTCTGGTCAGACGATCCACAAGCTATGGAAAAGATAAAAGTGTTTTTTGAGCATTTCCAAGCACTCCCAAAATGGTTTACTAATTTATGGGTACTTGTATGCGCGAGCATATTTGGTATAAAGGGTACACAAATATTTAGAAACAACGGAGGAAAAAAATAATGAAAAACTATAGACAAAATAAAATGGGTGGCGGAATGATGCGACCTATGTATGAAGGTGGTGGTAAAACTTTAAAACCTGTTAACAAGAAAAAAAATCCAGGGCTTGCAAAATTACCAACTCCAGTAAGAAATAAAATGGGATTTATGAAAAAGGGAGGCAAAGTAAAATAATGGCTAAACCAGGATTATACGCAAACATACACGCAAAGAAAAAAAGAATCGCTGCTGGCTCAGGTGAAAAAATGAGAAGCCCCGGTACTAAAGGTGCACCAACTGCAGCCAATTTTAAAAGAGCAGCAAAAACAGCTAAACCTATTAAAAAGAAAACGTAATGGCTTCTGCCGCTTGGACTAGAAAAGAAGGCAAATCACCGTCTGGTGGTTTAAACGCTAAAGGACGTGCAAGTTATAAAGGTGGCACTCTAAAGGCACCAACTAAATCTAAAACAAGTTCGAGGCGTAAATCATTTTGTGCTCGTATGAGTGGCATGAAGAAAAAATTAACTTCTGCTAAAACTGCAAGAGATCCTAACAGCAGAATAAATAAATCATTAAGAAAGTGGGATTGTTAACATGGAAATAGAAAGATTACTAAAAATAATAAAAGATAGATTAGATAACCTAACTAATATTGTAACAACGGGTGTTGACACCATGGAAAATTACAAGTATATATTAGGACAAATAAACGCCCTAGAGGCAACTAAACAGGAAATCTCTAACCTGCTAGATAACAAGGAGCAAAAAGAAAATGAAGGCACAGTCATCGATATTGGGGACCACAAACCCAAAAATTGAATTACCTAACAAAGATCTTGTTGGCGTAAAAAAATCAGAAAAAAAAGAAGTTACAAAAGAAGAAACAAAATTACCAAAACCAACTGGTTGGAGGATGCTTGTTTTACCATTTAGAATGGATGGAAAAACAAAAGGCGGAATCTTACTTGGCGGTGAAACTATAGACAGACAACAAGTTGCATCACAATGTGGAAGTGTACTTGCAATGGGAGACGCTTGTTATTTAGATAAAGACAGATATCCAAATGGTCCATGGTGCAAGGTTGGTGATTGGATAGTCTTCGCACGTTATGCCGGATCAAGAATAGAAATTGATGGTGGTGAAGTACGTCTTCTAAATGAAGATGAAGTTTTAGCAACCGTAGAAGATCCAACGGATATTCTACATAAATATTAACATAGGAAGGACACTATGCCAGAAGCAAATAAAATAAAAAAAGATGAGATGATGGTAGACATAGATACTTCAGGTCCAGAGACCGAAGTTAGTTTACCGGATGATAATGTAAACGAAGTACAAACGGAAAAGGAAACAAATGAAACAATTATTGAAGAGCCTGTTAAAACTGAAGACGCACCTAAGGAACCTAGTGAGCAGCCGGATGTTCAAACAAGCGAACAAAAAGAAGACGAAAAATTAGAAGACTATAGTAAAGGTGTACAATCTCGTATTGCGAAATTAACTCGTAAAATGAGAGAAGCAGAAAGAAGAGAACATGCTGCTACTGAATACGCTAAGTCTGTAGAAGAAAAAAGAAAATTTGCAGAATCTAAGTATGAGCAAATTAATAATGATTACGTAAAACAATTTGATAGTAGAGTTACTACTGGAATGGATTCAGCGCAAAAAGAATTAGCGACTGCAATTGAAACCGGTGATGCAGCAGCACAGGTAGAAGCAAATAAAAAAATTGCTACACTATCTATTGATGCAGCTAGATTAAATGTTTTAAAAGATACAACAAAAGTTGTTGAACAACCCAAAGCAGATCTGTCTCAAGATGCTAATTATCAGAGGCAAACACCTCAAGCTTTACCTACACCAGACCCACAAGCAGAGGCTTGGGCAGGTAAAAACAGTTGGTTTGGTCAAGATAGAGCAATGACGTTCACTGCTTTTGAAATACACAAAGAATTGGTAGATGGTGAGGGTTATGACCCTAAATCAGCTGAATACTATGCGGAGATAGACAAGAGAATAAAAGTTGACTTTCCACATAAATTTGGTAATACTGAAACAAATACGTCTAGGCCTGTTCAGTCAGTTGCTTCTGCGAATAGAAGCGTAAAACCAGGACGCAAAACTGTGAGACTCACATCATCACAGGTCGCGATAGCGAAAAAATTAGGTGTGCCACTCGAAGAGTATGCAAAACAAATAAAACTCACGGAAGGAGCATAAGCATATGACAAAAGAAAACGAAACAATAAAAGTAACTTCTCGTGCGAGTTCAGACAGGTCTAAAACTGAAAGACCGAAAACATGGACTCCTCCATCTTCTCTAGATGCACCAACTGCGCCGGATGGATTCCGACATAGGTGGATACGGGCAGAGAGTTTAGGATTTCAAGATTCTAAAAATATCTCTGGAAGAATTAGATCTGGATATGAATTGGTTAGAGCCGATGAATATAAAGATACTGATTATCCTGTAGTCACTGATGGTAAATACGCAGGAGTGATTGGGGTAGGTGGCCTTGTACTCGCAAGGGTACCTGAAGAGATCGCGAAGTCGAGAACTGAATATTTTAAGCGTCAAGCTGAAGGTCAGGACGAAGCTGTAGCAAACGATTTACTGAGGGAAGAGCACAAGAGTATGCCGATCAATGTTGATAGGCAATCTCGCACAACCTTCGGTGGTACTAAGAAATAAAATTCTAACGCCAGCGAATAAATTAAACCGTACTGGAGGCCCTTAGGGGCAGGTACATAAGGAGATAAAACATATGGCTAATAGACAAACAGCAGGATATGGTTTTAGATCGTCTGGGACGTTAGGTAATACACCTGCAACTCAAGGTCTTTCTAGATACTTTATCGATGCCGCTTTGAACGCAGATCATTTCTACGGGCAAGCAGTGGCAGTAACAGCTGGTTACATTGTTACAGCAGAGGACGCAGCAACAGCGGAATCAGTTGGAGTAATGTATGGTATCTTTTATGAGGATGCGTCGACGTTGAAACCAACGTTCAACAATCATTATAACGGTGCTATTACACCAGCAACAGCAAAAGACGGTGGTGATATCGTAGCTTTTGTTAATGACTACCCTTTCCAAATTTATCATGTAGCAACAGATGCAGCAGTAGCTTCGACTATTGTTGGTGCTCATGCATTATATTTGGATACGTTTAGTGGAGCCGCTAATACTGGCGGAAGCACTACAACAGGTGTGTCATCTAACACACTAGATATCGGCGCAACACACGCAACAAACAACACTTGGAGACTATTAAGAGGAGTTGAAGACCCTGAAAACGGGGACTTAACGGCAGCATTTTGTAATGTTGAAGTTGTTCAAAACTTGAACCAATTCATTGATAGTTCTGGGTCATAATAGAGAATAGGAGATAAATAATGGCAATATCAAGAACACAACTCGTAAAAGAGTTAGAGCCAGGATTGAACGCCCTGTTCGGCCTGGAATACAAAAGGTATGATAATCAGCACGCTGAAATCTATACCAACGAATCATCTGACAGAGCTTTTGAAGAAGAAGTAATGTTATCTGGTTTCGGAAACGCAAGTGTAAAAAGTGAAGGATCTGGTGTAGCATTTGATGATGCACAAGAGTCTTTCTCTGCAAGGTACACGCATGAAACAGTTGCTTTAGCATTCGCTATAACTGAAGAAGCTATCGAAGATAATCTCTACGATAAAATTTCTTCTAGATATACAAAAGCTTTAGCAAGATCTATGTCTAATGCTAAACAAGTGAAAGCAGCAGCACCTTTGAACAACGGTCTACCAACAGTAGATGGTTTTGATTCAGGGGATGGTGTTTCTTTATTTAACACTGCTCACACAACTGTAAGCGGAACTAGTGTTAAAAACACACTTACTACACAAGCAGACTTAAACGAAACTTCGTTAGAACAAGCAATGATTGATATCTCTGCTATGACTGACGAAAGAGGTTTAAGAATTGCAGCTAAAGCAGTCAAAATGATTGTTCCATCTGCAAACCAATTCGCAGCTGAAAGACTTATGAAGTCTCAAGGTAGAGTTGGAACTGCTGATAATGATATAAATGCATTATCATCTATGGGAATGATTCCTCAAGGTTACAGAGTGAATAACTACCTAACTGATACTGATTCATTTTACATTATCACTGATGTACCAAATGGTATGAAAATGTTCACTAGAGCACCATTGACAACTGCAATGGAAGGTGACTTTGATACTGGTAACGTTAGATACAAAGCTAGAGAAAGATACTCGTTTGGAGTTTCTGACTTTAGAGGTATCTTCGGCGTTGAAGGTGCGTAATTAATAAAACTTTTTGTGGCCGGACATGTTTCGGCCACATTTTAATAAGAAAGTAATAATATGAAAAAATTCCTAATAACTATATGGGCTTACAATCATCATGCAAAATTTGAAGTTTTGTCTGAAGATAATCCTGTTTCACTTGAAAAATCAATCCTTGACAAGTTGGGAGAAAAGAGTATAAATTGGGAATCTCTCGGAGATAGTTACCATTCGGGATTAAATCGAATAACTTTTGAGGAGGTTGTTTATGATACAAGACCTATACAAAGCAAAAAGGTCCTTGGAGTTGAAGTGGGAACAAGAGCATATTAATGAAGATAGATATACTCTTAACATGGTTAGACTTGATGATAAAATTAGGCAAGTCATTACTGAGATTAAGCTTGAAGAAGCTGAAATCGCTCACAGGCAAAATAGCGTTGAAGGCGCTGCTCCACAAGTTTCTGTAGCTACTTAAGACACAAAGCTACATCGCTGAAATCGCACTTTTATTACGGGCTCTCTTGCACTCTATTAAAAAATAACATATAAATTACACACTATATATAAATAAACTTTAAATGTAGACGCGTATAGTCGACATCCCCTAGGGACTACATTTATATATTCTAGGAGGAATATTAATATGGCTAACACAACTTTTAATGGTCCGGTTAGAGCAGAACAGGGATTTAAACAAATCACTAAAAATGCAACAACTGGTGCTATTACAGACAACACAACAATCGACTCAAGCGGAAATCTTTCCGTTGGTGGAACAACTGTTTTATCTTCATCACTTAACGGTATTTCAGATTTTTTCAATGCAGGAGTTAACACAGTACCTTTAGGATTAAATCCCACATGGAATCTTAACTTTGGTAAACCCGATCAAGGTACTATTGCAAATGTAGATGATCTTCTTACAAACCCTAACACAGCATTGAGATTATCAATGGCTTTAGAAAAAGTAGCAAATCAATCTGCTGTTCTTTCAGCAGCACAAACAAGTGCTATTTTTGGTGGTACAGGTGTAGTAGGAACTGATTTTGCAATTGTAGCTGGAGCTACAGAAATTGCAGTTAACC